TAAAATACCATTCGAAATCGTAGCAAGTTCAACAAATCCATCATCATTAAAATCATCAATTGCTTTTTTACTTAAAGATGCAGTAATTTTAAGTCTATCTGCACCAGGTGCCGAATAATTATTAAATCCGGCGGCATTATCATTTAAAGTTGGATCAATATCAGAATTAATAATTTCTTCTGTCAGAGAAAGTCCAATTCTGTAACTAGGAGTAGCACTATATTGATCAAGAAGAATAGTTTCACTGTCTACAAAGATAAATTTACCTTTTGCAAAGTAAACGCCATTTTGTATTGAAAAAGCAGACGCAGTACTTGTAGAATTGACTGGAATAGTAGATGCAAAGGGTTCTCCAGAAGAAATAACAGTATTTTCTGTAGCAATTGTCACATTTGCGGATAAAGGTTCTCCATCAGAGAACACTTGTGTCTGATTATTGCTTGCATCAGACTGAAGATAACTGATGTATAAGGTTGTATTTCCTCTTTCAGAGTCAGAATCGACTAAAACCTTATTTACTACCGCTGTTACGCCAGAAATTTGCCCTGTTATCTTTGCTCCTACAAGGCGATCAATATAATTGCTAACTGGTACACCAAGATAAGTATTTACTAATTCAACCGCATAATAAGAAGTACTATATGACGTATTTCCTGGAATTACCTTGGCACCTTCTTTGAAAAAATGCCTACCAAAAGTTTCAACCTGATTTTGCAGGATAGATTGGAGATTGTTTAATTCTCTAGCTTGAACTGGATAACCAGGTTTGAATAAAACATTATAATATTCGTCATTCGCATCAAAATCGTCAAAGTATGGTGCGACGTTAAGATTAGTTTCTTGTGGCATAATTCTTTAGAACTGCAAAATGACTTTAATATCTTCTTTTTGATTCACTGATCTGGTGATCGAGGGCCTATTATCTACATAAATTATGTTTCCTGAGTATTTTTCTACTTCAGGATTGGCAACTCCCTGACTGAATTCTTGTCCAAGATAATATGTCTTATTATTTATTACCGTTGACAAACCTGTAAAGGTAGTATCAATACCCAAATTTACTGATCCACCATTAATGCTGAGAGAACCCCCAGTAACAATATTGGCAGTAAATCTATTCAAAGAAAATCCATATTGTGGCGAAGTATTTTTAGTTCCATCCGTGTTAAATCCTGCCAGGGTTCTATCTTGCCATAATTTCAAAACACCCGTTGTTTGATCATAAGAAACAACTTTTCCAACCGCAGTAGAACCAACACCGATTGTTTGAGTGACTAAAGAATCTGGGGTAAACGAAGCAGAACTATATCCTGTTCCAGTTAACCTTAAAGCATATGTTGCAGATGCTTTATTCAAATTTAAAAGATCAGTCGAGTCATATGCTTTGGGATTTTCTATAATACCAACTCTCGCAATCTGATTTCCAGTAATAAAATCTGGATTTTCAGTATCATTTTCAATTCTTGAATAGATTAAAGAGTTGAATGCTCCCAGTTCTCTATAAATGTTTGCACCATGTCCTCCCTGAGGAGGAATAATCACATCAAAAACTGGAGATGTTGTTCCTGTTGGGACATTTCCTCCCTCCAAATCCAGAGTTCCAAAGGTATATCCACTTCCACCATTTGAAACAGTTACAGACTCAATTTTAGAATTGTTATTTACAACAACAGTTGCTTCTGCACCTCTTCCGTCACCTTTAATTGGAACTCTAGTATAAGTTCTGTTTGCTGTTCCTAATCCAACTCCTCTGTTGATAATAGTTACAATTTTAAGTTGTCCGCTAGTAGCGGCATTATTTCTTACAGGTACAATATTTTCATTAGTAGAAGTTTCCCAGTCGGTAGGGACGGGTAAAAAGTTTGTAGAGTCAAACTTGGTAATATCACTTGGACTAATTGTAAACAAATACTTCCAAATATATCCATCTCCACTTGTACCTGCTTCTCTTGGTTCTAAGTCAGTAAAAGTAGGTTCATCAAGAGACGCTCTACCGCTTGGATTTTCTGGATTAGTTCCATTTTGAAGACAAATATAAACTCTATAATCAGAGTTCATCACATAATAATTTGCTCCATACAAATTTGTAGCATTTGATGGTTTTGATGTATTTTCTGCTTTAATATCATTTCTGTACATGTCATATGTGACACCAGATGCCCAAGATATCTTTCTTACAACTCTTTTCACATCAGAAGAACTGATTTTCTTAAGAGCAATCATTGTGTCCCAATAACTATTCTCTTCATTAAAATTATCCCTAGGGCTGGGCGGACTAGTATCCCAAGTTGACTTCACTTCTGTTGGATTTGGAAGTCCAACAAAAGTGTAATATGAATTACTAGTCGATGCCACACTGGCAACAAACTCTTTTGAATTTAAGATACGAAGTTGATCAGTTATGATTGCTGCCATTTTTAACAGGACTTTTTTGTTATTTATCTACTCAAATTACAAATAGTTTTGGAATTTTAATGGTGAAGATCTTGTGATAATTGCTGACGTAGAAATTCCAGCAGAACCATTTAGCGTATATGAATTAAATGCCTTAGCACTAACTCTTGCACCCAAATCAATTCTTCCCCATGAATAGTTACCATAGAATTCCGTAAGTCCAATTCCAGTCACGTCTCCTAAGTCTTGAACACTTACGGTGACTCTTCTCACATAAGTAACACCAACGCCTGCCACTGCTGTTGTTGCAGTAGAAACTGCGGCGACTTCATAAACACTATCTAGGAATTGTGTTGTTACACCAAGAACAGTATTATCTTGATAGAGTGATGTGACACCACTACCAATATTACTATTATTTACCACGAAATAATATCCAGTCTGAATACCGCTAACAGTAACGGCAGATCCCACAATATTTGTATCTCGGAGAGCAGAGTCAATGGGAATAAAGAAGTCAAATACATATCCCGTCGATGCAGCACCAATAGAAGTTGATGTTACTCCAACGATAGATCCAAAATCTCCAGAATAAGAATCAGTGGTATTTTCCTCGGAGAGAGAATTTGGAATCTCGATTATAACTTCGGGAGGAGTTGTAGATGTATATCCAGTTCCTGCTCTTGTGACAGTAATTGAAGAAACTGCATCACCAGTCAAAGTTGCTGTTGCGGTTGCAGTAGTTCCCAAACCAACAGGAATATTGCTGCCATTGACATATGTTGTCTTTGGAGCAGTATAATCAAATCCAATTGGATCTGCAATTTTAACTGTTGGTGCAGAAGTATATCCAGTACCGCCGTAACTGACAACAATTTCAGAGATAGTTCCTGCAATAGAAACAACTGCGGTAGCAGATGCGCCAACTATGTTATCTTGCGAAGTTAAGGTAACTTTTTTTGTACGTGCTGCAGTATTGTTTTCCTTATCATTATCAAAGAAAGTTTTAACACTCTCGACAAATGCGATATCGGAAGAAACTCCAACAGGTTGAATAAGGAAGGTAGATGGGAAGATGAGAGGTTCAACTTCATTTCTACTCTTACTTATTATTTGTCCATCAATAACTTTATCAAACTTCTGTTTGCACCACTCAACACGACGTATATTATCTGGGTTAGAGTCAATTCCGAATCCATTATATGCGTTGGTTTCCACAGAATCTGTAGCAAATATCTCAGTTACTAAACGCTTCTCTTGATTTTCAATTTGTAAAGTGTCACCTTCTTTGACGGATTCGAGAACATCACGGAATACAACATCAACGTCGCCACTTCCCTTATAGAAGAGAATCTTACAAGTGTCTCCGGTATAGTCAGTGTCTGCACCCCTTGGAGCAGATGCAAATGTCAAGGTAGAACCACCGTCTAAGGTAAATCCTTCACCAGGGACTTGAAGAATATCATTCAAGAAAACTAACAATGTTGATTGAACATCAATCTTAGAACCTGGAGCAGATCTGATTGTTACTGGTGAAGATGCAGTTTTCAAAGTAAAGGATCTCTTAACTCCATCAAACTGATCTTGAATCAGATCCAGAACCTGAAGTTCGCCAAAATGCCATCCTGAGAAAGAATCAGATTCTACTTTATCGATAGTAAGTTGGAATTCTTTAAACGTTTTAGTAGTATCTGTGGGAATTCCAGTCATTCCTCCGATTGGTACAGTAAGAACTTGCCCTTGCCCATACCCATATCCACCATTTCTAATTTCAAACTGAACTACACTAGATCCTTGTCCAACAACAATATCGGCAGTTGCTTCAGTACCACCACCTCCGACAAGAGAGATGTTGGAATAAGAAAGTGGTTCATCAATTACAACGATTGGTTCAGAACCGATGGAATAACCAGATCCACTAGTAGTTACCGCAATACTTACAATATGCCCATTTTGAATTGCAGCAGTTCCAATAAATTCAATATTGGGAGTGCCAGTACTGCTAGTTTGAACACCAACTCTAACTGTCTGAATTCCAGCACGATATCCAGATCCACTATTACCAATGCTGACAGAAACAATAGTTCCTCCTACAGAAACAATCGCTGTTCCGCCAGCAGCAACCAAAGGTTGATATCCAATCCCACCAGTAGATCCAACAGACACAATAATTCCTCCAACAGGAATTGTTGCATTATTGGGATCAGATGCCAATGATGTTGCTGCACCAGTAAATGTAATCGTAGAGATTCCAGATCCTTCAGAAAGGGTATAGTCCTGATTGGATGTTAGTTGTCCAGTTGGACTCTGGAAAATATTATTGATCAAAACTACTGCATTATTAGTGCTAAATCCAGCGACATTTTCACCATTAGACTTGAGGGTGAAATCCTTAGATGTAGCATTGAATCCCTCAGAAATATCATCAAAGACGTAGTTATCATTGTAAGTTCTTATGGATCCACCTGTTGTACCAGATCTCAAGAATGTTCTACCTTGGAAAGTAGAGAATGTTGTAATTCCTGTCCAATCTCTTGAATCGGGAGGATTGGTTGTGCTACTAATAGGAGTTGGGCCTTGAGGTGCGGTGTAGAAGTTGATTGTGTTGTCTACAATGTTATAAGATCCATTTACTTTGGTAACAATAGAGTTTTCTGTATGAATCGCTATATTTGTTCCCATCCATCCTCTGTCTACCAAGATGGCATTTGTAGTTCCGATACCAATGGTATTGATCTTCATGATCTCATCATCAATTTGAATCAAGTCTCCGCCGAAGAATGATGTGATTCCAGATACTTTCAAGATGTCTTCAGTTTTCAAAAGTGTAGTCGTAATTCCAGTAGTTGTTGCCGTAGAAATAATTGGAGACTGAATCATATTGTCCAGTGCAATCAAACACTTAGTGTTTTGATTTCTTGCGGTAAATGCATGAACAGTACCAACACCAGCAGCAATAAAATTGACGGGAGTTGGAATAGACGCTAAAGCATTTGCAGCAGACGAAGCGATTTTAATTGTAGAATCATCAATCTTAATTGCATAAAGTGGAACATTATGGTTTGGTAAAAACGCAGTAGCACCAATTCCGGAGAAAGTTGTGGTTACAATTCCAATTGGTGTGTCATCTTCGCCATAACTATACACAATTTCTTCTCCACTTACGAAGAAGTGATCAGGAATAGTTAAAGAATCTTCAGAAATATTGATAATATTTGTATCAGAAGCATCAACATCTCTTCTAAAAATTTCTTTCTCTTTATGTCTAAGTTTAAATGCCCTTAAAATATTTGTTGCAGTACCCGCATAAGTTCCATAAGATCCTTCAATAATAGCATTGTTCAATCTAACCGCTGCTTCACCAAATGAAGTTGGGGTTACTTGCTCAATCGCCATTTGAAAGACACGAACTTCGGTTGCCGCACTTGCAGGTGGGGTATATTGTAAATGAGTATTAGTTGATGTCCTTAAGGCACCAATAGTTCCAATTCCTATTCCAGTTGTCAGATTACCATATTCTGTAACATAGACATTGGAAGAATCATTTAGAACGACAGCTTCAGAAACTTGATACTGATTGTTAGTGGTATCCTCAATACTTATAACATAATATGCTGCTTGGTAATCATTAATACCATCATGTGTATAAGTTGCAATCGTATGAATTCCTGGAGTTCCAGATGCTGGGATAGTGGTTTGGTGGGAATCAACCAGTCCAATACCTTCATCAAGATTTCCAATGGTAATTGTATTACCAATACCACCGCTTGCAGAAGTTGGGATAAAAATTCCAAACACATTCGTTGTACATGCAGTACCTGCATTTGGAGTGAATGAAACATTTAGATTTCCTCCACTGATAGCAGTTTCATAAGTACCCAATCCAACAGAACCAGAAGCCCCCAATGTACCAGTAACAATTTGATTGTATTCGATAAGTTCTGCAGATGATCCATCATGAATAACGTTCAATTCATTATATTCAAATAAACCTTGATCGTTATTGGTTTCGACAATTAAATGTGCAGATCTGTAAGTTGAAGCAATAGAGACAATATTTGTCGTAGAACTGAAACTATCTTTTTGGAATGTTTCTACTCTTGCAACATCTCCCAAAGATGTAGATCCAACACCTATTACACTATTATTAACACCAATATTAATAAAAGAAACATTGAAATTATTAACAGAGAACTTAGTTGGGTAGAAAAGCAGTTCTCCTTCAGTACCAGAGACTCTAAAATCAAAAGATCCCATATCATAAGTAGTATCTACTCTTCCATATTGGGATAGATATGCTCTCGTTCCATCATTAACGATAGAAACAAACATGGTTTGTCTCTCATCTGTGAATCTTCTGTCTTTAATAAATGTGAAGAACTTGTTGACTTTTTGATTAAGAGAAAAATTTCCAATTGCAGAGAATCTATCTGCTCTTGGTTCACTATTGAATTCGGTGCTGATATCGTCGATAGTTAAAACTCTGTTTCCAACTGACTCAAAGTAATCAGTAAGAATTCTAGACTTGAAATAAATCTCATCAGAGATCGTTTGAGATCCAATATTCAAAGAGTTTTCAGTTACTAAATCAAAGTCTGAATAGCATTGAATGTCAATTGCAGAAGATACATCGGTTACAATGTCAACAGTTGATCCTGAGTTTTCAGTGAATACTCCTCTAAAGTTTTCATCTTGAGTTTCAATGATATGATCACTAAACTTAAGTAATCCTGTTGGGTGAGCAAGAGCACTTACTGCATCATTCCAAGTCTCATATGAGACTTTAGATTTGAGAGAATATGAGAACTGCTGATAATAATTGTTATCAGGCATTCTTTCTGTATTGTAATTCAGGAATCCAGTTTCTTTTTGCCATCCTTTTTGAACGATGGAGGTAGAATCCAGATTAGAATGTGCGTTGAAATTAACTACTTCTTTTACAATACTTTGAGATTTAGAAGTTCTACCAGAAATTATATCTCCGACTTGGAAATCAACTTTAGTGTTAATCTTTAAGAGTTCAACCTGATCATTCCAACTTTCAACCGTTCCAGACTTATTTCCAGAAGTAACAACTTCACCTGCCAAGAAATTGTTTTTCTTAAGAGTAGAATTGAATTTTGGAAAATCCTTCTCTGGAATAATTCTTGGAGAAGAATTTGCAGCATCAAAATTGCCAGGAATCTGTCCACTCGCAAGGAGATCAATCATAGTATAAGTCACCACACCAACTGAACCGCCGAGAGGAATGTTTACATCAGTCAATTGGAATAAAGCATAACCGTAGTCGGAAGAATTATATCCATTACCAGTTGTTCCAACTCCAACACTTACACCTTCAAGTAGAATTTTATCTCCAACAGAAAGTGGAGCACTGTCACTAAAAGCAGTTGCTAAACCAACAGTTACTGTCTTATCACTATCGTCATATGTGATGCTACTAACAGGAATACCAGTAGAGTTATCTACAGGAATGATTGTTGGTTGAACGTTACTGATTCCCTTTGTATTTTTGAGAATGGTGACTTTAGTATCTCCAACTTCATAAGTCAGATCAACATCATTAACAAGGTTTCCAGTAAGTCCGTCAAGCACTACCAAGTTTGGTGCAATAGTATAATTTTTACCTGCAGAAGTAATACCAATTTCATCAAATACTACTAGAGGATCAACCAGAACAACTTCTGGAAGATTTAAGGTAGGACGAAGAGTGTTGTCAGTAGGGTAATCAAATCCAATATCTTCGATTGTAGTCGATATAATCGATCCAATATCAGTACTAGATGGTTGCAGAATTGCTCCACCTCTATTAGAATTGGAAGATACTCCAACAATTGAAGATACTCCAACGATATATGGATATCCAAATCCTTTGTTTAAGAACTCTATGTTGGAGATTGGGCCATATGCAACCTTAGAGTCGGTTTCATAAGATAAAGTTGCATTAGAAGAAGTGTAAGAAGAAATTTCAGGAACTCTTTCCGAATTATATTCAAAAGTATTTGTAGTAAGTCCTGTGACTTTGTAATTTCCAGAATACTTACTAGATTCAATTTGAATAGTATTGTTGTTTAAAACATCACTATCAATCACAATTTCTTTCTTATTCTCAGGGATAAACGTATCCAATACTGGAGTTGCTCTATAGTATAGTTTACTTGGAACATTGCTATTAATTCTTAATGTCAGTCCAGCATTTGTATCAACACCAACCCTACCAGTTTTACTGACTTCGAAAGTGTCAGACGACTCGCTTGTGTTAAATACATAATCTAAATTATCGTCAGAATAAAGATCAAAGTCAAATGCAGAATAATTTGCTCCAGAAACCTCAAATGACAACGATGAGTCTGATAAATCAAACGTCACAGTCTCATTATTAAAAAATGTTTTGGAAGGATTAATTGGAGAAATAGTTCCAGCAGATGCTGAAGTTATATCTACAAAAATAGGATCAAACTTAGTCGCATTGTATGCTGATGTAGTGAGTTTAATCTTATCATCAGTAAACGCAAAGATATAATAAATCTCCTCATCCATCAACCCACCAGATGGTGTCGATGCTGTGTGAATTACTTTATCACCAGTAACAAGTCCATGATTAGCAATAGTGATTGTATTCTCAACGACATCTACGTTACCTGCAGTGAAATCCTTCGGATCGAATACAAGTCTTCTATTGTGATCATTATACTTGACAGAAACGCTTGTGGACACCCCAGAGATAGCGTTTATAAAGACATTATTGCCTAGAGTCAACCCATGAGTTGATGCAGTAGAAACTGTAACAATATTCTTTTTAACACTAGCAGATACAATATTATCTTTATTGGTTGTAAAACTATGCTGATGTCCAGTACCAATTCCAGTGAAGTAGAGGAGTCCATCATTGATAGTTGTGGCAGATGCTCCAACAAATGTTCCTGTGCTACCAAGTGAAACGGATACTGTAGACAATCCGATCAGATCCTTAGAAATTCTAGCAACATAAACTTTTTCAGGAATATCAAATTGATTAGAAGCACCAACGGTAGAAACTCCAATTGAAGATCCGTCATACGAATTATATGTAAGAATGTCTCCAGTCTTAAGTTCATGATCAGGAAGATAAATTGCTCTTGTTTGTACAAACAGTTGAGTTTTTCCTGCTCCTGGATTGGAGAACGTAATAGTAGTTCCAATACCAACACCACTTTCATTTCCTAACGCTACTGCCTCAATAGGATTGAAATAAATTTCTTTATTCAATTCAAATTTGACGTTAGTTTCTTTTTTGTTTGGAGAGAATCTAAACTTTCTAGTTCTCTCTACAAGTTGAGTTGTAGCAGTGTGTGCAACAGATACTGTACCTTCTACAGATCTTTGAACTCTAACTCTAGAATTTAAAACATCTACATTCAGAATTCTAATTCTTTCAGATCCAATATCAAAAATATCATTTTCTCTAATATTAAAGATATCGGATAGAATCTCTCCAGAAATACTGAAGTATGTTACGATTCCAGTAACACCAGCGGTTCCTACTCCAGTAGTTAAGTTGAACAGAGATGATGTAATACCAACATTGAAAGATCCTTGTATATAAGAACTAGAAGTACTAATTCCTTCAATGTTTACAATATCACCCGCAGAGAAGAGATTAGGTGCAGTAGAGAATGCAACAAATTGATTAGAAGTATTCAGTCTCAGTGGTACGATTTCTAAAGAATCAATACTACTCGAAGCAACACTAACAGAATTGACTACTTTACCACCAACTCTAGAAACTCTTGCAACTGCAGGAGTTGTTGGATATTCACTAACAGTTTCAAATTCAATCCTGTCTCCAACTTGATATCCAGTTCCTCCAGTAATAATACCAACACTTTGAACTGATCCTTTGCTAGTATCATTGATATTGATAGTTTGACTTCTTATACTATCAGGTTGGAACAGATAATTATAAGATGCACCAGCAGTATCAAGTGAATAAGGAGATGTGTTTCTGAAATACTTAGAAGTATTCAGATCAAAATTATCCTGATTGTTAAATTCAAAATTAAATGAATCTGGTTTGGAATAATAACTGTTACCAATCAAATATGGGAACTGTGGTGCTTTGTATCCCCTGAAAGGGCCACTACTCTCAGCACCATTTGAATTAATGGTTGCAAAATATGCATAAACTCCATTTGGATAATCTGGAGTTATGCAGAAACGTCCATTATGTTCATCTAAGTCTCCATTACCTGTAAAAATGTAATCATCAACAAAGAATCCACTATTAAACAGATCGGGACGATTTGGCAAATTCGATTGTAACTCATATCCAGAAATCATTGAACGGACTACGCCGCCAGTAGGAGTATCATATCCATATGGGCCATAGATGGGATTTCCATCATATGCCCACCCAATGATTGGTGAGTGATATGAGGATGAAACCTCTATGTTGTTTAACCTAACAAGATCCGTAGTTCCATATCTAATTTCATTTTCCTGAGACTTAGAGAAAATAGATTCTCTCAGATTTCTTGGAGCATAGATATGCGAATATTGAATTCCATAGAATTCATTTTGGGAAGAACTCAGAATTCCATCATCATCAGTAGTAAGATCAAAATATTTTTGGAATAAGTTGATATTCCATTTTTGCAAATTGGAATTAAATTGTGCTCCAGATCCTGCAGAAACAATCGCAACAGTGGTATCGTCTTGATTGTAATCAGATCCAGGATCATTTACAATGACACTACTAATTTGTCCATTAAGTAAGACAGCAACTAGTGTAGCATTACTCCCAGATCCAGAAACAATCAGATCAGGAGGAGAGTTATATCCACTTCCAGGGTTTGTGACTAAGACCTCTTGAATTCTTCCATTATTAACAATGGGAAGAAGTTCTGCATCATCTCCACTGAAAACAGTTATTCTTGGTTGTCTGTCAAAGTCAATGATGTCAGAAGATCCATAACCAACTCCATTGTCAGTTACTTGAACACTTTCGATTGTACCCCTGAATACAGGTTGGACATCTGCGTCAAAACTTTGTCCTACAAATGTAGTAACTCCAATCTTACCAGCAACAGATACTGAGATTGGTTCATAATTGAATGAATGATTACCAGATCCTACAGAACCGAAGTTGATATATTGAGCAGTATCGTAGAAGAATGACTTATTTGTTGTTCCAACTCCAACTGCAGATAAAGCAAAGTTGTCTTCATCAATTACAGTAACATAGTATGAGGTATTTGAATTCAGTCCCGAAACTTGAGTGTCGGTAAATGTATAACGAACTAACTCTCCAGAAGCGTACTGATGATTTGAAATATTGATGTAATTGAGAGAAGTATTGATTCCAGATATACCTGTTGATCTTTCTTTGCTTTCATAGTTAGATCCTTCATTTACTATGGAGATATGGGCAATAACCTTTTTCTTCTCAACAGATTCTAATCTATGAACACCAGAACCAAGTGCAGTTAGATCAAGAACATTGGTGTTTGAAATGGCATCAACCTTAGTTGGGTGTAAGGATACTGTATGTGCATCAATAGTTCTTACATGATATTTCGCATCAGTTACAATTCCAGCAATTCCAGTTTGATTGTCTGTTCTATAAATGACTTGCTCGGAGTTTCTAAACTTATGGAAAGTAGAAAATCCAATGGTGTCTGAAGAAATACCTGTGGTAACAGAATCTTCCGCATTAAATGATTCTGTATGAGTAATCATATTGGTGCTGATTTCTGCTACAGCGCCTTTGCCATTACCACCTGTGATTGTAACAATAGGATCTTCAACATAATCAAATCCACCAGAAAGGACTTCAATTCTCTTAAGAGATCCTTTTACGTTACAAATTCCAGTAGCACCCGTTCCAACATTGTCATTAATAACCAATGCAGGTGGGTTAATTATATCATATCCATCTCCTGAATTGGATACAACAATATCTTCCAGTTTTCCGTAGTAAACGTAATTTTCGGATTTATAGTTTAAAATCTCTACACCATTAATTAAAATACCAGTCTTTCCAGAATTGGTAAGATATGTTCCACTTTCATTAAGTGGTTTAGAAATTTTTTTAATCAGTTTTTGATGTTCAATATCTTTACCACTATACTCAGTGGGTGTCAAAGTATTTGAAGTTACAATTCCAGAAACAGATACATATTTCTCTTCAAATAAATTTGACTGACTAGTTGCTAGTTTAAACTGATTACTGCCAATTCTTCTAACGTAATAAATTCTTTCAGATAAATCGTTGAATCCACTGATAGTTTCTACTTGCTCACCAGCGACATCTGTCGTCGTTACATTCTTTTTATAATAAACAGAATCTCCAGTAAAATATCCATGATTGTTGAAGGTGAATGTATCTCCCTCAAAAGAACCACTCAAATCAATCTGTCTATTATTTGGTTGTAAGAAATTATTAGCATAATATGGAAGAGATGATGCTGCGACTAAAAGATTTCCATCAAAATCTGCGTATGTGTTTGAAACATCGGAAGTGTAGTTTTCAATATATCCAAACTTATCCGAAAGCGATGGAATTACTCTTGCGTTTGTCGTTACTCTCTGTGCAGTAATAGTATTGCCGACAGGTATAGTAGTACCAAAGGTTGCAGAGAACGTTTTGTCATTGGAGACGCTATCAACACTTGCAAACAACTCAGTATCTCCTGCAATTACAACAATACGAGTTCCTATGTTGAAATTATGTGGAGATTCACATTTAATTCTATAACTTCCACTACTACTATCAATCAGTTCACTTGAGTCAACAGTAAATGTAGGTGAGACATTATAAATCCAACTGTAAGCAGCAGGACTATTGGTTGTAATACCAAGAGACTTAATTCTTGCTGTATCTCCATCGGTATAATAATAGGTATTGGGAGAATCTATTTCAACATCAGATAAAACAGATCCAATTCTCAAATCAATTCTAGTTGTAGTACCAACACCAACATAAGAGTATGCGGTACAATTAATTCTAATATCAGATTCTCTTGCTAAGGTAGACTCGACACCATCAACACTTAAGAACTGATTGACAGATTTTGCTGTGTAAGTTACAATTCCAGATCCGATAACAAGTTCACCAGAGTCTGGGAATCCTATGGTTGAATCTACATCAATCGTAGTTGCACCAATAGAAACTGTATTAACAATTTTTGTCTTGGGATGGACAGAGAAATCGCCAAGAATACTTCCACTAAATCGAACATCTCTTGCATAACCAAAGTCAAGAGAGAGTTTATAATACTCTTTTCCACCAAGGAATAACTTTTCTACATCATTGATAGTTGCAGATGCCGAATCGATACCATAATCTGCTCTTGCTGCACCAGTTGTTCCAATAGCAACGTTTGTAAAGTTATCTTGGAATAATGTTTGATTTTTTAAGTCTAAGGGAGTTCCGATGTCACTATTTAAATCTGTTCCTGTAGCAGAAATAAACTCAGTTACAATGTCTTTTGTAACTCTGTACTGGGCATCAGAAGGTTTGAAAAGAAACTCTGCTGGACGGATGACTTCTACGGGTTCTCCATAAAGAGCACTAAAAAGAATTTCAAATGATCTATCCGTTCCTTTCGATTTGTAGAAAGAAGATCCCTCAGAAATGAACAGTTTCTCATTCAATCCAGAGAAAAGTTCTCTCTGATCAAATCCTGGAGTAAACTGCTTCTTGATCTTAATTAAGAATTCATTTAATAATAATGCACTCAGATTAGTAACAACTGATCCGGATGCATGACTATCTACTTGAGATTGTGAAAAAGTTAATTTATCTGGTGTATTTAAATCATGATAGGAGGTAACTCCACTAAATCCTCTGACACACCCAGTGAATGAATTGGATGTTTTTTCTGCATAGAGAATGATTTCATCACCAATCTTAATTAATCCATTTTTTTCTGGGAACTGATAAGTTCCTAATACATTACTACTTAAATCAAATTCAACACTAATTGTATCATCATCAATATCTACATATGCTGAGGTTACAGTTGTATCTGTATTGTCAGTTAATGACTCTAACTTTAGATATTGATCAATATTATTCAGTAAATCAACAGATGCTCCAGGATATTCTTGAGAAATATAATACTGCTTTAAAAACTCTCCAATTAAAGGAAAGTCATCTCTAACAAAAGATGGTAGTTGACTAACAACTACATCTTGAATTTGTACTCTTTGAAGATCTGTAGATATCATTTTACGTCAATTAATAGGAATATCCGCTGGAGGTGATTGAACTTGAAGTCATAGTATTATTTACCGTAGTCGCAGAACGTCCTGTTTGAGTTCTTTGAGTTCTTTGAGTTCTTTGAGTTCTTATTGCTGTTGTTGAATCTTGGATTTGATTCGCCAAGAGAACTGGGCCACGAACTAAAGAACCATTTGCAAAACTAGAAGTTACTTCATAGTTACTTCCAGAGATATCATTACCAGAAGCAATGTTGTCGGGTTTTGATTGCACACTTGTATAACTCATATCAAGTTGGAGGTACAGATCTTGAAGTCCGATTACATCATTTGAATATGGAACTGCACTTATTTGAACAATAGGATATCCTTCATTGATTACTGTACCAGTAATCATGATTGGACTTAATTTTACTTCACCTTTAATATAATCAATTACTCCAGCATTTGCTTTTACAACTCGGACTTGAGATGGAGAATCTAATTGAATTAAATTTACAACTCCAGTTTTGAGATCTTGATTTGGAGAATCTGCAAGATAAACCGTACCAACAATACCACTTACGTTAAATCCCGAAGATTTAATATTATATCCAATCTGTCCACCATGAGTTCCATGTCCATGGTTTTTGATATAAAATCTATTACCAAAGCAAATTTCATATTCAGCAAAATTATTTACTACAGGACGCATGTCCCTTCTCATTTCAATTGTTGTAATATTTGAAGTGATAGAATCTGCACTATCATCAATAATTTTTAAAAACTTACTATACTTAAATCTTGCGCCAAACTTATTCATCTCATCAGATTCTGCAAATTTATCGATATTTCTAGTTACAACATCTGTCACATTCGCTCGTGATTTTGCAGTATTGCTGTTATAATATGCACTGACAGTTGGTTCGACATAAAGATACTTCAAGTCAATAATTTCTGGCATAATACCAGCAACTGAGTATTTCTTAAGATCAGAAATCAGATTTTGTTTGATATTAGTTGATAAGAAAGATCCATTAATTGGTTTGATTGAAATAAAAACCTTTCCGAACTGCGGAGGACTTAACTCTTCCCCACCAAAAGCAGCAACAGATTCTGCCTCAGGATAAATCGATGGAACAATTGCTTCATAATCAGATGCAGTTACTGCTCTATTTTGAGATGCATAAATTCTAGTTGAATATTTTTTGATAGATTCAACACTTTCAATACTTTTTCCGCCAGATGAAATTGTATTTGCAGTTAATGGAGAAACAACAGCGCCATTAATTGGATTTCCCGTTCTGGTATCAGTTATTCTACCGATAAAATTAAAAGTACTATTTCCGTTTCCTGCTTCACCATCAGTAACTACATATGCAACTTCAATTACTGATGGAGATTCTAATTTAATACCATAAACACCGTCACCAAAGATTAATTCATATCTTTCATCTTGAATCTCCTGAACCCAATATATGGGTGATGTGGGAGTAACATTGAATAAACTATCAGATTGTGTATATTTTCTACTGATTCGAGATCCAGAAGATGGTTTTACACTGACTCTAATCGTTGTAGTGTCAATATTTGGATTAGGTAAAATAAATCTTTGATTCGGATCAAAGGCATCAACAGTAAAAGTAGTCGTGATATATGTTCCCTGTACAATGTCGATATTATCAAAATCTGCTTGATCGTCATTAACCGCAATTGAAATATCATCTAAAATATTAAAATTGCGGTTAACCGCACCAAAAATTTCTGATGTCGCAACAGGGCCTTTGTTTAGAGTTACAACTTCTGGTTGTTGCCCTAGAATTCCTTCTGTATCGATAAAAAATGAAATATTTGCTCTTGCTGCTCTTCTTGATCTTGGAACATATCCAATATTTCTTGCTAATGAGACGACATTCTCTCTTAATGTCGCACTATCAATGAATACCTCATTCGACAACATGTTAGCGTTGTATGAGGTTATATACGTATTATACGCTAAAACATCAATAATTGTTGACAGGTTAGATCCTTCAAAATCATAATCCGTAAAATTTGAATTAGATCTTAAATAATCTTTGATAGATGTTTTTATCTGATCAAAATCGAGATCAGAAAAGTTGACTAATGGCATTATCGTGTCGGTTGTAACGCAAACGTTAATTGTTGTGCTTGAGCTTCGATACCAACGATTCTATATCGAATAGTAACGTTTAATTCTCCATTATCAAAGTCTGGAACAGCAGTTACACTATCCAAAGCAACCCTTGGTTCAAATCTGGTGATCACATTTTCAATTTCATCCCTTACTTCTGAGGCAATTATATTGTCTAATGGTTCAAAAAGTAGTTTAGATACCCTAGATCCCAATTCGGGTTGAAAAAATCTCTCTCCAGGACTTGTAAGAACTAAGTTTTTTAATGATCTAGCAATCGCATTCTCATTTTTAAGCGCCAAAAGATCATAGGTTAGCGGGCTAACCTGAAAACTAGACGAAATGTCTTTAAATGTCCTACTTTGACGCTGTACAGGCATTACATATAGTACTTTATATGGTTATTTATTACCCAAATCTGAAGAATTTTCAACATTTTCACGTTCTTTTGCAGTTTTCCAGAAATATTCGTCCTCTCTACCCATTCCAAGACGTTCAAAACCATTTTCAACCTGATAATACTGTGTCGAAACCTTAAAATCAGGCATTTTTGGTTCGACAGGTGTCAAACTGTTATCAAAAATACGCATTCGGTTGTTCGGATACAGTGCATATTGTCCATTTTCAAGTTCAATGAGGTTATGTGACTTGTGTTCTGCTGGATTTTCACTTGTTGCATAATCAATAACATCAGGATCTTGATGATAATTGTCTAATGTACAAATATAAGTACCTTTCTGAATACCAAAGTCCCTTGTATACAATTCATAATCCATTGAACCAATAAATTGCTTCTGAACAGAAACAACACCATAGTCCATACAATTCCAGAACTGTAAATTTGGTAGATCCATATCAGGATTTGGTGTTTCAGGAGCACTTACAAAAGCACTAATTGGTAGTTTATCATACATTGCAGCATATTCTGGTAAATATGTCTCAAAATAAAAAGTGCGTCCAGGTATCGACTTAGCCGATACCCAAACGCCCTTTACGAATTCTCCGTGTCCACTTTGATGATCCGTTAGATATTCTTTTCTAACCCATACCTCAACTGATGGAAGGTTGCAAATAAGTGCTGCCATTTACATAACGTAACTCTTTACCTATTTACCCTGTCCGCGATACTTCTTTTTTGCTTTATTGCGAGAGGTTGCACTCAAAAGAGTATTTTGTGACTTACCTTGACGAGTCTTTTTCGGAGTACTTGGTACATAATTACCGCCTTTCATGATTGCCATAATGAATCTCCTTTAATTCAATAAGTTCTGGATTTAAATCTTCTCCCGAGAAAAAACTTTCGGAATAAGTTTGTAAGATCTCAGTACATTCTTCATGACTGAGATCTGTATGAATCAATCGTCCTTTATAATGAACATTGAAACGTCTCATTAGATAATACGAGTTTTTTCATGTCCAACACGAATACGAGGGTCGCACCAAATTTGATAACCTTCCTCAATTGCATCAAGACAGAATGAGACATCCTCACCACACATGTCCTGAACTTCACCACTTTCAAAGACTTGCATCTTCGGAGCAAACCAAGGATATGGAAGTTTCTCAAAGACACCTTTCTTCACCAATACCCAACCAAAACCAGTGTAGTCAACAGTAAATGGTTTCCGACGCTTTGTGATAGAATCGACAGTTTCGTGATTCATCACTCCACCATTCTTACGGAAATCATCCTCTTCTAACCAGTGTGCGACAGAAGTTGTGCGTCCATCCTCTGTGGCATACCACCCAGCAGTAATCTCCTTTTCTGTGCCGTCTTCAGAGATTGCCATATCACACAACTGCCAGAACTTGTTTGTGTCAAAAACAATGTCACTATCAATCCACAGTTGATAATCATACTCCAACTTACCATCCCAAGGTACTTGATCTCGTCCACGCAAGACATTTGCACCCAATACCTTACAACGTGCAAAGTTAACCATAGAAGAGTAATCTTGACTAATCTGAATACTCATTCCATTCTGTACCATATCAAAGCACAGTTGTACAAAGTTCTTCAGAAAAATAAAACTACATCCACGTCCTGGAAGGCAGAATACAATACTCTTACCCTTCATCCGTGCTTTGATTGCATCATAATCCCAATCCTCAGTCTTCTTCTTTGGTGGGACAGTCTTAACAGTAAATCCTTTTGCCATGTTTTTGAAATTACTTCAGTTCAATTATAGTGTGTAAATTGGTTCTTGTCAATTTAACCTAGAAACTAGGAGAACCAGAAGGTGAATCACCTTCCATTAAATTATATACCTCCTCATATGATAAATCCTCAACCACATAATCAGTCTTCATTAAACCAACCATACCTTGAAGATCCTTCCAAGTTCTCTTGAATTCATCCTCTTTTAATGAATGAAAGAGAATATTATTTTTTGCATAAATGTGATAAACTTTTTCCATATGGAATTTTTCCTCCGGAATTTTTTTCCTTATTACTAATTAGACACAGCATTATATATGATCACTATTAGAATACCCAACAGTACTCCAATGGGGCGGATAACTTTACCTGGATAACGTATTAACCAACCAGCAAATACTACTCTCCAAAAATTCCAATAAGGGGTGTTTTTCATATCCGGTAATTTTTTTATGAGAGTGATATAGAGAAGGCGTTTTGTCACCTCTGTAGGTTAGGGTAGTTTGGTTTTTTATATACGGGGGGCCATCACGCCCGCATCAACCAACCGCCGAATAACCGCCCTTAACTGTCAACCACTGATTCTAACATAAACGGGGCAAAGTGTCAATCACCGTGCCCCTGCTAAGTGTCACTGAAGGTGCTCTAATAATTCCTGATAGCACATCTGATAGATTTCCCCAGCGTGATACTCAGGGAGTTCAGTCCAGTGCATATCAGCAGGAATACTATCGCAAATAATATCAGTTAGCACGAATTCGTCCAGTGTTACATTGTGACGGAATTCCACTGCTGCCATTAACTTAGCAACTGCCTCATTCATAACAGCGAAGAGGTGCTCAGTTTCGCGGGAGATGGTGATCAAGGGCGTTTCGAGTAGTGCTTACACTAGAGAGGACATTTGGGGGTAACTAACAATATTACCCCCTCGGAGTTACTGTCAATCAGACTGCTGAATCACGCACTGATTGATGCATAATACTCTGCACAGTCATTGATATTTTCTTGAATAATATCCTCTTCGATAACATCCAGGATCTGAAGAATCTCAGAACCAGTGTTACCCTGACGGAGCAAACCGAGTGCCATTGAACGAGTCATGTTTTGAAGTAGTGCTTACACCATAGAAGACATTTCAAGGTAACTAACAATAATACCACTGTGAGTTTCTGATACTCACTCTGATATTATACCAAAAAACTGTCTATCAGTCAACGCAATCCTGTCAGAATTTCTATACGGGGGTTCTTGACATTTCTGCGAGAGTGTGATAGCCTGCTCGCCAAGATCACTACTCCCAGACACATTTATCAGCACCTTTCTATCATGCTTATCTGATACTTTATCAGCACCTTATCTGTACCAACTCTGAGGATTTATCAGCACCTTTCTTCCTACTCTATGAGACATTTAGAGAGATACTTCTGAGTGCCTTCAGAGTACCTATACAGACACTTTACAGGGTATTCTCCACATCTTTTTCCACACATTGTTGAAAACGTATAAACAACGCATATACATTAAAAAAACCTTTTTTAATTGATTTTTTACATAATCTTTATCTATATGAGGAAAAATAGAGCAAAAATCACTCGCAAACGCCTCGGAGAGTTACTATAACATAAGGAGATATGTAGAGAAAAAAAGACATAAAAAAGAGGGGATAAAACCCCTCTCTATGTGTATCTTACTGGTGACTATGCAAAGGTGAAACCATTGACAAAATCATAGGTATTGAAGACTTTACCAGTGACAGGAGATTGTGAAACAACCTTATCAACGAACCACTTAAAGTTCTTCTGATAGACTCTTTCTCCTTCAATACAGAAGTAATCACATAGAGCATTGATTCTGCTCTTGGTAGTAACACTCTGCCAACCACCATCATAGATCGTCATATCATTATCTGTCACCGTAGCAATCAAGTTACCGTGCAAATAAACAGAGGAAGTATGAGTTTCAGGATCGAAAACTACAGAGGTGTTAGCAAGACTCCAGTTCAGATTTTGCTGGATTGCTTGACACATTTGTTGTTCGATTTTACGCATGATTGTTGAATGAAATGAATGTGGGAGAGAGAAGCAATCTAGGAGAGAAGTCTGAAGAATCAGAGAAGCAATCTAGGAGAGAAGTCTCAACCCTTATACCATAGAAGACATTTGGAGGTAACTAACAATAATTAACCAGAGATTTGTTGATAAAGTGTATTGAAAGCATTGTAATCAGTATAATAAAATGCCTGTTCTTTTTTGTCCCAAAGTTGATAAGCAGCACACCCAATCTTAAAGTCGTAAACAACAAACTCATTGTTGTGATTATCAACAACAACGGTGCCCAGTTGTTCTTTGACGAGAGTGTAATCTACCATGGTTGAAGTGTTGTTCATACCATAGAGGACTTTTAGAGGTAACTAACAATAATTACCAGATTTCTGTGAAACGTTTATGTGTTGCTTTTGTCATTCTTCCCTCTGCTAACATGTTATCGCAGACATTAACAAAGACTTGAAACTTTTCCTCTCTTGTGAGAGTATTAGCACCGTCGCAATCTTTCATAATGCGGAGCATTTGTGCTTTGGAAGTGATCATTTTTTGTTCAGAAAGTGTGCTTCAATGATGTCAAGAATCTCACCACATTCGTCTGCGGCATCTTCATCAATCAGAACAGCATAATCCTCAACAGCATCAGCAATCAGTTCTAATTGTCGGTCGGTAAATGTCATCGGAGAACGTAGCAATAATCGATGGATTTGATACACCAACCCGTAGCATTTGTGATCTCTTCAACTAAATCATCAGCATCACATGCTTCCCAGGTTGTTGACATCGTTTCGTCAATAATAGACTGGAAATATCCTGGTTCCTTATCATAGGAAGCAGAATCATCAAAATCAAACTCAATGTCAGTGATACGATAGTGCATTTTTTTGATAGAAAGTTTACGGAGTTGACGATTAGTGTCAGCAAACATAATCAGAGATAAAGAACAGTTAAAATCAGAAGAGTTCTAATTGTTGAAAGTTAAGATGATCGCAGCATGTATCATCATCCTGCAAATCAATCATGTCAGTGTCAACTTCACATGCAAGTTTGTCAAACAAGAAGTCAACAAATTCTTTGTTAGTCATTTTAGTTACGTTCATACTATAGAGGACATTTGGAGGTAACTAATAATCTACAGTTCGCATTTGTTCAACAATAGCACTCAAATCTCTTGCTACATCAGTCATCGCAGAACGTGAATATCCTGTCGCATAAGGATAACCTTGATCCTTATTTTCAGGTGCTTCATGACAAACATTGATCGCATTATTCAGTCGATCAATTATCATCACCAGTTGATCATCAATAGAAAAAATGTTCATTATTAAAAAATGTGAATGTTAGTTAATGGGAAAGTTTTTACAGACAGCATCACATAGTGTGCGGATGAGTTCATCACTATCAGTGGCAGTTAGTTGGAGACGGTCATCACCGCAGCAGTTTTGAACTGGATTATCAAAGTAAAAACCTTCAATAATAGCATCAATGTCCTCAATTAGTTGTTCCCTTGCCGTGAGCATTTCAAGGCGATCCATTATTAAACATAGTGTAATGCAAGTTTGATGATTTGATCATCTTTCACAATAGTGTTCGGACCAACTTTAGTCTCGAAACGATGATAGATTGTTTCGGGATCTTCACCCTCAAAACTAATAGCAGAAACGAGATCAGTTGTCATCTCTTTGACAGTGGAAATACCACGATAAGTTGAATCGAATTGTTCTTCAAGAATTTGAAGTGCTTGTTTAAAAGTGATTTGAGTGTTGTTCATACTATAGAGGACGTTTGGAGGTTACTAACAATCTACTTCAGAAAGTTCTTGTTGAAGTGCCATATATTGTTCTTCAGTTACTTCATCTACGCACTCCTGAATCACAGTGTAGATGTAATCAATGTTGCCAACATCATTGAAGATTCTTTCAGCAAGTTCAGAACTTACCTCTTCTGGAAGATACTTTGGTTCATCATCTTCATCACGAATCATACAATCCTCAGCAGTGTAGATCCATGCCGCACAAGGTGCATTTTCACCCTGAAGTTCGATCAGTTTGTTGACTCGTTCTTGCAGTTGTTTGAGTGTGTAGTTCATGATTTCAGATGGATGGAGTAACAGAAACTTCCTTGATATTCAATCCACAAAGTTGATTGTAGACACGGTTGAGAATCAATTTGTCGGCAGTTTTTGCCTTTGATTTTTCATGCCAGATGGTCACACAACCATCATTAGTTTCAACCCGAACTCGATAGTTCTTCATGTTAATCAACCTCCGAAGTTATCATCCATAAATGCAGAATCTTGTCCACGATCATCACCGAACATTTCAGCGAAGAGATCAAGATTTTGGCGATCATACTGATCACGAACCATCCAAATTTCTTGCTTAACCCATGCTAACTCTGCATTGAGTTTATCCATTTTAACCCGAAGATCATAGAGTTTTTGATTACGTTCGGTGATAGTCATTGATTGAGTGTTGTTCATACTATAGAGGACATTTGGAGGTAACTAACAATCTATTCAGTCAATCAACGGATATAGAGATAACCTCCTTCGTTTCTCCACAATTTCCACAATTCTTCAATGGATTTAACATTTTTGAATCCATTATGTTTATTTTGTTCTCTATAAAGTTTTTTTCCCATTTCCTCATACCATAGTTGAAAACTTTGACGTTCTGGATGATAAAGTGGAAGTGAAGTTACAGGATAAAACATAATCAACGGATATAGAGATAAGAACCTGCCCAATCTGCATGTTCCATCAACCACTCACGATCACTCATGATACAAAGGTTAAAACGAATACCTTTTGCAGGTGCTTTGAATGATGCTGCTTTATAAACATCACCACTCTTCTTATCAACAAAGGCATGAACACTGCGGGAACCAGCACCAGTCTCCATGATGATCTTGTGATACTTACGTCCCTCTTGAATGTAGAACTTGTAGTCGAGAGTGTGTCCTCTGCGGTTGAAATCGATCAGGAGAGCATCACACAGCATCAGGCAATACTTGCGGATGTTAAGTTGAATCGTGTTGCGTGCATCTTGAGTTGCAACATAATCAGCAAAAGAGGTTTTAGTCATTTTGTGAGAGTAAAGATTGCGTTGAGTTTTGCTTGAATAGAGTTGAAGATTTCAATTTCGCCATCATCTTCATCAAGATGATCTTGATACTCACTCAGAGCATAATCGATGATTTGCCATTCAGAATCTGTAAACAGTTGTTTGTAGATTGAGGCGGAAAGTCTTTGAGAATCGTTGTTCATACTATAGAGGACGTTTGGAGGTTACTAACAATCTACTCATGCAGTTTCGAGTTGAAGATATTTCACATTCTTCTTACGTTCTCCATTTTTCTTATACAAACCACCAGCAGGATATGCTAAGTTACCCCATGCAACTTGGTTCTTAAATTGATCATATGAATCAACACCAATGAGAAGTTGAGTTCGGGAATTGTTCGCAGTTTCTTTACCCATACGAATCAATTCAATAGATTCAAATACTCCGATAAAGATTTCATCCAGAAGTTTTGCATCACCAGTGAAAATATCAAAGACATTGATGTCTTCATTCAAACCATACTTCACACCAATGAAGTCCATTTTCTGATCTTCTTTCTTGCTGGCATGAGTCGAACCAGTCCAAGAATTATCACCAGATGTTCCTTTGATCTCCCAGATCTTAGAACTTACAGTAAGATCACCAGAAGAACTGCGATCTTTCTTGACATCAAATCCACCTTTTGCAAGTTGGCAAGTGATGACAGACTCAAGAATTCGTCCGAGGTATACAAAAACCTCATTACGATCTTCAGTGCCAAGTTGACGGAATGTAATGGGTTTGTCTTCAATTACATTATACTTTTTCTCACGATTCAGATTGCGAAGAATCGGACAGAAACCGATCTCTACATTCAGTTCATAAATCAATTCACTGACAACTTTAGGATCAGAAAAATAGTCGCGGATGGATGATGCTTGAGTCATAATAGTTTCAGTCAATTCTTTGAATAAAGGATAGGTTTTAGTTTGCATTTTCGAGAATGAATTGTCTTGCTTGATATGCTTCAAATTGTGAATTGAATGTGGCAATCTTGGTATAATCTTCTCTCCAATAGATTGCCCACTTATGTGAACCCCACACACCCTTAACTAGAATGGGATTGTCAATGCCAAGAGGATAGGATTTCATCGGATTGATGTGCTTATACTATAGTGGACATTTGGAGGTAACTAACTTTAACGGAAACGAGATGTGGCAAAGTTAGCATAACTGAAGAGTGAACGATCAACCAACTTCACTGCACCATAGTCGTCAGAATAGAAGACGAAACCTTCACCATCAATCTCAACATCGTCAAAGATGAAAGATTTAGGAGAATCATGAATGATGAAACTACTCATCAGATCTTCCTTGATTTCTATCACCAACTGATAGAGATTGGCAAGTTGAGGAGATCCAAGGATTACAGTCAACAAACTGTCATCGAGTTCGTGTCCTTCTGCAATGCAGGAGTTAATCTTTTGTTTGGCAATCTGCGCCTCTTTAACACTTAAGAAGGGAATTGCACCTGAATTAACTTTAGGTGCCCTTACAGAGGCATATACCCTATCCACAGAGGGTTGTACCCACTTGACATAAGATGTATCGACAAAACAATCATTCAGCGGTTGACAATCTGCATTATGAAATTCATCATTTACATCCACGATTGTGTGAGGTGCAATGACAAGCAGTTGCTCAATCTCTTCAGGAAAAACATAAGAGATCGTATTGGATTGCAGACAGTCAGTACCACCGAACCCAAGGAAATCGCCCCAGTAAATGTTCTCTGTGCGAGGCAGATAATTCAGACAATGAGTGAGAACTTCTGCCAGAGATTCTTGATGTCCGAAGTGACGATAGATGTCGTCAGTGTTGTAACAAAGGCGAATCTTTTTTTTGTTAAATGCTGCTTTGGTACAAACAAAAAACTTACCATTCTGAGGATTAGTGCCCCAAACAAGGGAAGTACCATCCATTTTCATGGAGATAGTACCAGTCCCGTACAAAGTATCAAGAACCGAAAGATCACCAGTGAGGATCAAATCTTCGGGATGTTCGATGTGAGTGCTTGTCATACTATAGAAGACATTTGGAGGTTACTAACTTTATTAACGCCTAATTTCACTGATCGCAGGTTGTCCCTGATTGAACACAGTATCAACAACTGCCTGCACTTTGCGAGCAGTGCCAATACCCACAGCATCATAAGTTGGGATGCAAACCAATCCAAACGTCTTCTCAGATCCACCAAGTCTAATAACTCGTCCAATAGACTGGCTAATACCTATAAAGTCCATGTTACGCATGAAGATAACTGCCTCTAAACCTGACACGTTAATACCTTCAGACAGAATACTGTGGTGGATAACTACAAACTTCTTGGTAGCATCTTTGCCCCAGGTGTTCAGAGTGTTGAAGAACTCTTCACGATTGACTTTCTTGCCATCAATGATTGCACCAGTCTTATCAGACAGAATACTGTGGTGGATAACTACAAACTTCTTGGTAGCATCTTTGCCCCAGGTGTTCAGAGTGTTGAAGAACTCTTCACGATTGACTTTCTTGCCATCAATGATTGCACCAGTCTTAGATGTAATCGTCATCCAAGAATATCCGCGCTGATACAACTCAGAGCAGAAATTAGACTGAGAAAGTAAACCAACAATCTGCTTTGTAGTGCGAGCACAGATCAAAGTTTTGTTGATGTTGTTGTCATCAATCGTTTCCAGCAGATTGTCACAATCTTCTGCATAGACTACCTTACGTCCTTTGATCATAGGGAGTTGCTTGACTACAACTTTAGGAGGAAGAATGAACCCACCTTCAACCAACTCAGGAGCAGGAACATTTACAAGAACTTGTCCGTAAACACTCCAATTCATCCCTGGTTTTTTAGGTGTGAGGGAATGTTTAGGAGTTGCAGTATAACAATATGCACGATCTGCGTTCTCTAGAAAGAACTCAGTGGAAGGAAAAAAGTGACGTTGCACACTGTTATGTGCTTCATCAAAGTAAATTGTATTCACCTCAATGTCAGCATCCATAACACGATGCAGAGAATGATATGAGGTAAAGATGATAACATTCTCACCACATGCACGGGCAGTGTTAGCAAACAGGTGAATCTTTTCTGCTTTGGTACTGCTATAGTGATGAGTTTCACCACTATGAACGTGCATAATGTGAGTGTTGGCGGTATCAATAACCTCCAAGAACTCAGAACACAGTTGCTCTGCCAACAAAATGCGGGGAGCAACAACAACAGTGGTGGTGCCGTTAGTGATAGAATCATGACGGCGTTGAGTGTCAAGAATCATGGTAAGAGTCTTGCCACCACCAGTGGGCACAATGATCTGTCCTTTGTTGTAAGAAAGCATCCGATCAAGGATACGATCTTGATGTGGACGAAGGTTGATCATTTATCGTATGTCTGTGTAACTGTGGATCTTTGGAGGTAACTAACTTTTATTCGTAACGATTGGTAAGAGTTTTGTTCTTCCAAACGTACTCATTGCCACCTAAACAATCATCACCAAGTTCTTCAATCATGATGTTATCGGGGAACATACCAAAGTATTCATCTTTCTGCTCATATCGCGTCACTGTGGAAGAACGACATGCACGAACATCAATCCAAACAGTATCACTCACATCAGCAAACTTTTGACTGATATAGTTCTCAATATCACCATATTCATTGATGTGATGTCTATCAATCCAGATTAAATCTTTATCACCATCTTCATATCTTTCCTCCCTATCTTCATCTGCCCAACATTCAATCTGGCAAAGTTCGCCTTTTTCAGTGTCGTAAGTAAACATAATCAGGAGTAAAGTGCTAGTTCAAGTGGATTTAATTTGAGGGGCATTGCTGTATATGGACGAGTGTCCGTAATGTTGATAGGTTCTCCTACCTTATTTGCGTTGATGGGGGCATGGTAAGTGTGCGAATTGCTTCTCGATGTTGTTTTAACGAATCCCCAGATTGTTCTAACGGGATCACTAGTGTAACTATAAAAAGCATGGTGGCGCAACCATATAGCAGTAACATTCCGTTTGAATTGAGTAACTTCATAGGAATAACCTTTAGGTGCTTTGTGTGGAAAATCTACAGGAAGTTCCATCAAGGTTGTGCAGGTTGTGGAGCAGGTTTTTTGGCAGCGGTATTGAAATGAACCATGCCATTTTCGTACCAATATGTCACAAATGCACGACGAAGCATTAGCAGTTCATCATATCGTGACTGTTGATCTTTAGTGAATAGAAAGTCTTGATCTCTCCAAGTTTTTTTCAGTTCTTGAAGTTCGCGGAGTACCAAAGAAGAATTGTTCATGATGTGATTGATTACAATAACGGTGAATTTTAAAGGTAACTAACTTTTACTACGTCCTTTTCTGTCATTCTTTTGTAATTGATAACCCTCACGAATTGCATGGAGGATGATGTTATCATAAGAATGTGAACGCAATGGTATATTCCGATGCAGAAGATAGTCCTCACAATCTTCTGCTAGCAGTTCTTTCTCTTCATGGGAAAGATGTTCTAAGTCAATCATACTGCTAGTGCTCCATCAGGGATTTCAATAAACTCAGGATCTTTACGATGATCGAATGAGTGCATATCTACACATTTCCATTCGTCATTTACAGTCCAAATATAAGCATACTCCTCATTGTTGTCTTTGTCAAGATACTTAGAGATACTATCATCCAAACGAGGAGGACAATCCTCACCACGCTGAGAGTAATACTGAGGAGCATATTTTGCGGTTTTTTTAATCTCTTTCACATAAGGAGCAGTTTCTTTACCAGTCCAGCACTCATTACTCCAGCAGGATGACATGTCACCACCATCAATCAGTTCGGAAACTTTTTCCTTCGTATTGTAGTGTGTCTTGAGAATCCTACCCAACCACTGAGGATAACCATCCCAGTGATGATAAACAGAAAGAACAGAATTGTCACTGAGTTGAATACCAATGCGTGAACGTGTTGCCATGATGAAATGCGATTGTACTGATGTGGATCTTTAGAGGTTACTAACTTTATCAGTAATCAATGTTGCCGTTCAAATATTCTTCGATGCTGAACTTTTGCTCATCTTCAATCAAATCTGCCAGATCTTTTTCAACGTAATCAAATTCAATAAGTTCTTCGATTTGTTGTTCAGTCAAGTAAGAATCCATGATGAAGTTGCGTACAATGCTGTGGACTTTTAGAGGTTACTAACAATATCAGGTACTCATGCGACGATGAACTCTACCCATGATCTTAGTTCTACCTTTTGCATCGGGGTTTTGTCCTGTCTCTTTCTTATATTTGTCAGTTTCTTGTTTCTTCATGATGCCACGAAGTTCAGTTTCACCTTTTCTGGCGATCTTCATTCTCTCTTGTCTAGTATAACCAGATGCTTTTGCTGGTTTGTAGTTTGGATTAACTTCTTTCTTCTTCTTTATAGCAAGAAGTTCAGTTGCTTTCTCATCAGCATCCTTAGAAGAAATGGTAGTTTTCTTTACTTCACCACCAGACTTTTTCGCTGCTGCTCTTGCTTGTGCTGCTTTTTTTCTTTCTGCTTTTACCTTATCAGCATATGATTGTTTAACTTCAGCAGAACCACGTTCCTTGGTTGGTTGTTGCTCAATTTCAGATCTTGCTTTGGTGGCACCAACATCTTTTCTAGTTTTATATTCACCGACTGGTGCAGTTTTACCACCACCGACTGCTTTAACCCTAGGTTTTACACCAGGGCGGCGTCTACTAGCGGTGTCACGTTTAGGTTCTTTACGTCCACCTTCACCAGTTTGTTTGATCTGAGATCTACCCTGAATTTCAGGATCATAAACTTCAGACATAAATTGCTGAAAAGTTTTCATAAGAAAAGAGACACTAAACCATTAGTATTTAGTGTCTCTGTAATTTTATTCACCAAAAATCAGGAGTGCTGAGATCTTCCACATATGAAACCACACTTTCAGCACCTTGAATATCAAGGACTTTTTCCCAATCAATATTGTGAGGATTGAAATCTTCCATCACGTCAAGTTCAAGAGTGACGCGAAACTTTTGCTTTTGAAAATATGCGGTGGATGGCATGAAGAACACTCCTGAATCGATTACTTTGTAATGATAATTGACTTGAACCCAGAAGTCAAGGGAGAGTGGACACTAGTTGAACCTGCCCAATCATTATATTTATGTTTGTGTTTGATTCACGACTTTCTGTTTTTTACATATTCAAGTTCATCCCATTGAAAGTTTTGGCACACCAATAGGATATGATTCTTCTTGTGACATGTACCTTTGTCGCAAGAAACATCTTTCACACCTAACTCAATGCTGATAGAATCTTCACACTTAAAGTACACCCAACCCTCATGGTTTTTCCATCGCACATAATCATCAACTTCAGGAACGTACTGGTTCATCATCGACGGAGATTGATTCGTAATCTGGATACATTGTAGTGACGATGTATTGCGCAAGTGCTTGTGTGGTTGCCACTACATAAACCTCCACGGTGTAGGTACAAAAATCACCAGGAGTATCTTGCATAGAAAGTTCTACCTCAACTCTCCACACATTTCCTTTCTTGAGATGTTGATCCCAAGAGATTGTCATGTCAGGATTCATGATGTGCTTTCAGATCTGGGTTTGGTTGTGATTTAGTCAGATCCCTACGGGATTGATTCTTAATAACAATGAACGCATCTTTGTTATACTTACGCACACCAAATGGTGTTGCCCATTTCTTATTATACTCTTCACCTTGATGAATACCTGACACAGCAGTTCCACCAATTTCTACATCTACTTCATCACCATATTCCCATCCAAGTGTTTCTAAAGCAATAGCAAGTTGCCCTAGCATTTTACCAGGATACATCGTAGTTTCATCCATTACATATTCTTCAGGTTCAAGATTGCCATTCATGTTGTAAACTCCTCAACAATTTCAGACTCAAGATCTTCTTCTGCTAGCGCATAAGTTCGGGCATTTTGAATGTTGTAACGAAGTTGTGGATAATGTTGCACATTATATTCTTGATCTTTCTGAACAATCAGATCAAAACACTCATTTTCATCTTCAGCAATTACATTCCAGATGCCACCATATTCAGATTGAGGAAATGGAATGAAATGTTCAACAATATACAGAAACTTTTGTGCCATCGGTGTGTATAAATTACTCCTCAAGTGTAATCGATTGAGTGTTAATTGTCAAGCGTTGAAAGCGTCAGTCAATGCATTTGAACGGCGTTTCAATCTCCTCTGGCACACATCATAATATGTTGCATCAATTTCAAATCCAATGTATTGACGATTTGTATCAACACAACATACAGCAGTTGTACCTGATCCCATAAATGGATCAAGCACAGTATCTTTTTCATCACTCCATGTGAGGATATGATCTTTTGCTAATGCTTCGGGAAAAATAGCAGGATGCTCAAATGCTTCAGCATCCTTTGATGAATAGTTTTTTCCAGTATTATACTTCCAAATATTATTTCTGGGACTAAATTCTGGAATTGGTTTAATATTACGTTCTACAAGTGAACCATCTTTTTTACGAATTGTTCCTTTACCAAAGTGTGTATAACCTGCCCATCGGTTGGGTTTATCGCAGAGAAGATGTGCAGTCTTTGGTTTAGTTTTTTTCGAGAACACAAACATATACTCAAATACTTGTGAGTATCTATTACCTGTTCTCTTTGCGGGAAAAGGACTACCATTCTTCTCATAGATCATGGTGTCATGTAATAAGAAACCAAGATCCATAAAGTGAACGACTTGACGGAAACTAGAACCAGTTTCACTTCCTTTTACGGTAGCATCTCCAATCACCCACACAACAACTCCACCAATCTTCATCACTCGATAAAGTTCAGCAGCAACATTTTTGAATGTATCAAAGTTCCATGATGAACTATCATTGTATGAACGAAGATTATCATATGGTGGAGAAGTAACACAAAGATCGATCGAATTACTTTCTAGTTTACTCATTCCACTGATACAGTTTTCGTGGAAAACGTGGTTCATTCGATGCGTTCTTTGTTATGTAAATTATACACCACAGGTTGAATTTTGTCAATCCTTGCCATCATCCTGTTTTCACATTCATAGATGGAGTTTGTAAGTTCTACATTCTCTGCTTCTAGTTTCTCAATTCTGTTTTGAAGTTCTAAAATTTTATTTGCAAAAGCAAATGAGTTATTGCTTACTTCTGGTTCTTCTCTTCTTTTGAAGAGATTGGAGAACATTCCCATAACGGTTTGATACTTGGTAATCCTTTGGTTTTAATTTATACCGATCAATATATTTCTGTAAGTGTTCTTCACATTCAAAATGACAAACAGTGAGTGCAATACCTCTTATATTATGATGATCTTTATTCACCTCCAATCTCCACGGAAATGATTTATATGGAAAATTAATATTGTATTCTGGATTTAAGATGGAGGATCTGATCATTTTTTAAGATTCATTTGTCTTTTCAATTCCCACTTAACCGTGTTTAGATGTTTGTGTAAGTAAATTTTCCATTCATTGTCTTTAGTTAATTCCATGATATTTTCTGTTTGCCATAATGCAAACAAAAGTTTTTCATCATCAGTAATCATTTGAATCCACCTTTATCAAGGACTTCAATATGTGAAAGGAAAATTTTTCTATTCCACCAAATTTCTTGTGCTGACAGATAATTATCAACCACAATACTTTCGCCCATTTTACTTACAACTCTATAATGGTGCCGATCATAATCTTTGTAGCATGATTGCTCAAAGTATTGTGGATCATTTTTTTCAATTAATGCAGTCACGATGTCAGTCTGAGATAATAATCTTCTAGTTTTTGTTGGAGTTTTTTATGATTAACAGATGGTGTGTTAATTTGTTCACCTTGAGCAATGGTGTAAGAAGAGGTGCAATTCAACACCTCTTGAAGATACTTAACTTCTTCTTTAGTAAAATTCATTGCCAGCGTTTTGTTTTAAGATAGTTGAGAACATCAGCACGAACATCCATGAGTTCATGATAACATTTTTGATTGTGAGCACATTGACGAAGTGCAGGATCAGGTTTAATTACAGATTCGATGAAGATGTCTAAACCTCGATTCCATTTTTCTTGTTTAGTTTCTCCATCATTAATAGTGTACTGATCCTTCATTAAACCCCCCTAGGTTTTGACTATTTAATCAGTTTCCAGTTAGGATCATTTTCCTTCTCCATCCAGAAGAAGTACCTACCTGAAATAGAAGAGAGAAACATACGTCGATCATCTTCCTTTTCTATTTTACATGAATGCAAGAGATCCATTTGATTAGCGAAACGATTCTTTGCTTTTGATGTCTTTGGTTGGACTGTAACGAATTTAGATTTAGTAACTGACATGAATAAATGGATTACATCATAAAGGATCTTTAGAGGTTACTAATAAAAATATAAAAGCTATATTTTTATCAACCCCAACAAAGGTATTCTACATGGGTTTACTTACCTTGTCAAGAGTGACATCATAGGATATCATAGTAAACGATTTGGAAGATACTCAATCCCCATGTACTTATTGTACAGTTCTTGTTCCTTTTCTGATGCTTCAGTCTCCCATGGTTGATCAGAATAGTCCGTGTGAGAGTGATCTATGCCCTTCCAGAAGCGTTTAAATCCTTTGTCCTTAAGATCACCCTTGACGTGTTGATAAACGTGCCACAGTTCGTGTAAAAGAGTCTTTGTGTACGTTTCTACATCCAGTCGGTTATGAATTTCGATCTCAAAATCTCTTGGACGAGAATTGAGATCTAAAACAGTACACCAACCGATAACACCTTCGCGAATCAATCCACGATGATTCACGATAATGTCCAACTTATGTCGTGGTAGGTAGTTTGAAATGAACCACAGAACAATGTCTTCACATCGTTTCTGACTGTATTTGTAACCAGCAGTTTCAAGACAGAGCATTAATAGCAGCAGCAGTGACACGGGTTCCCCAGTTCATAAACCAGAAGAATGAAGCAATGAAGATTAGTTTGTGGGTGGCAGTCATCCTCCTCCTTGTGTATGCACATATTATAAAACCCGTCAAGCGTGAACCTGACGGGTGTGTGCCACTTTTTAAAGCGTTCTTAGAAGTAATTAAAGTTCACATTGATTCTACATTTAGTATCAGTGCATGTTGTGCTGGTGTGCATTTTAGAAGGATCAAAAAGCAATAAACGATTCTCAATAGATTCAACTTTTACAGTATCTTCAAGAATCGTCAATCCATTATTAGTATTCAGATAAAAAATAGCACCCTTATGTGGAAATGGATAATCATAATGATTATCATGTACTATCATTTCTGGTGTGGATGGATAGCAATTTGCTTTGATTCTCATGAGTGCATGGCAATCCATCATATTAAGAAGTGGTGCAAACATTTGTGATGCTGGTTCCGTGTTAAATCCATCCCAGAACATATGGACAAAGTAAAAAGAAGCATGTGTAGGGAGAACCTCTTTTTCGTTTGTAATTGCTGTAGTCAAATTCCAAGGAAAGTTTGGATTTAATATATTATTTTTAATATTCTCAAATTCCTCTTTTGGAAGAGCATTATCTATAATTTGGTAAGTCATTAGTTATATAAAAAATTTTTTGGTTTATCTTTTTTATCTGTAAGAACAATTTTATAATCAATATTAAATGTCTGACGAATACCTTTTGTTTGTGGATAAGTTCCATGTGGAATATAATGAGGAAAAATCAAAACTTTTCCAACTTCGGGTTCTATGTGGTGAATACTAGGAACTCCTTGATTTACAAAAGGACTTGATGGATCAGCATGTAAAACTAAAAATATAGAATTTGAGAAATCTTTAGAATCTGGAACATTCAAATATGATACGACAGATACTCCATCCATCGTACCTTCAGAATGTCTATGAATTGTATGATACGAACCTTCTTCACCTATTACCGTCCAAGCCGTATCTTGATGTAGTTCAATGTCATCAGTTTTTAAAATAGATGCTGCCTTTAGTCTTCCGTGTATTCCTTTCCTATATCTTCGTTCTATGTCTTCGTACTCTTTACTTTTATAATGAAAAGATTTCTTTCCTCTCTTTTTAATCCAATATTGTTTTGCATTATCTCCCGTTGTGCTATAATTTTCTTTATCAT